GGCGGATCCATATTTGATATGGCTGGAAGGTCCGGTTCTGGTAATACCCCGTCGGGGACCGCGCTTATCCGTAAACTACAAAAGGACCGAGGTGGAGCGTCGCGCGTTATGTGGAGATCAGTAGAAAGCAAAATCGGAGAAGTTGAGCAAGGCGTCAAAGACGCGATCGCCGACATGGAATATGCGATTAATCAGCGCGCCCAAATGGGGAATAAGTAATGGCTATTTCCGTCCCCATCGTCTCGGAATGGAATCCGCAAGGACTCGATCGCGCGGTCGCCGACTTTCAAAAATTGGAAGGCGCCGGCGCTAAAGCGAATTTCGCTATTAAAAAAGCGGCGCTCCCAGCCGCGGCCGCGGTCGGTGCTTTAGGCGTAGCTCTTTCCGGCGCGACCAAAGCCGCGATGGAGGATCAAGCCGCCCAAGCCGAACTTGCTCGGACGCTTTCCATTAGCGCGTCCGCCACAGACGCCCAGATCGCCGCTAACGAGGAATTGATCTCAAAGATGAGTCTGGCCTCGGGAATCGCCGACGACGCTCTAAGGCCCGCTCTGGCGTCACTGGCGCGAGGTACGAAAGACCTAGGGACCGCGCAAGACGCGTTAAGCCTTGCGATGGATATTTCCACGGCTACGGGAACCGATCTCACTACCGTTTCTGACGCTTTGGCGAAGGCTTATCAAGGCAATATGAAGGGCCTTCGAGCATTGTCCCCAGAAATGGCGACGCTTATTAAAGAAGGCGCGGACCTTAATACCGTTATGGACGTTCTCGGAGGGACCTTTGGAGGCGCGACCGCGACCGCCGCCGGAACCGCCGAAGGGCAAATGAAACGTTTCGGAATTGCGATCAGCGAGGCAAAAGAAAACATCGGGGCCGCGCTTATTCCAGTAGTCGAAAAGGCGCTTCCGCTTTTGACCGCAATGGGAAGCTGGGCTCAAAACAATACGACAACATTTCTCGTTATCGCCGGCGTGATCGGTGGAATCGCCGTCGCCATTTTGGCCGCTAATGCCGCGATTAAAATTTATACATTGGGAACCCAGATCGCGACCGCCGCTCAATTTCTTTGGAACGCCGCGCTAACCGCTAACCCTCTCGGATTAATCGTTGTCGGTATTGCGGCGGTAATTGCAATAATTGCGATTCTTTACACCAAATTTGAAGGCGTCCGAAAAGTAGTTGACAACGTGTTCGGCTTTATCAAAGACGTTGTAATGGGAAGTATTGACATAATCACAACATACGTTCAAACGGTCCTCGGCGTATATAAAACAATTTTCAACACGATCGCGAAACTATGGAACAACACGATCGGAAAACTTTCCTTCGAATTTCCGTCATGGGTCCCTGGACTCGGCGGAAAAGGTTTCAGCGTTCCTAATATTCCAATGCTTGCGGAAGGCGGAATCGTCAATTCTCCGACATTGGCGATGATCGGCGAGCGCGGTCCAGAGGCCGTAATCCCATTAAACCGCGCCGGCGGAATGGGCGGAAACTACACAATTAACGTTAACGGCGGACTCGCCTCTAGCGCCGAAATTGGCCAGTCGGTCGTTAATGCGATTCGCGCTTTTAATAGGACAAACGGGCCCGCGAATATACAGGTTTCCTAATGTCGGCGACGATCGTCCAGTCTGGCGACTATGACCTTTTAATCGACACGGGATTTGATTACGAATCTTTCACTTTGGATTCCGCGACGCGAGGAATTCTTGATCAAAACATTCTCGGACCTAATTCGTCTTACGCCTCAGTAATTGACGGCGCGACAAATATTTCCGTATTCCGTGGACGACGCGATATCGGAGATCAAGGAATCGTCGCCGGAACTATGTCCTTTGAATTGCTCGACACGACAGGAATTTTTAATCCGTTCGACGATCAAGGACCGTTCTTTGATCCGTCAAATAATCAACCGGGGCTCGCTCCACTTCGTCGCGTAATTCTCAGCCGCGAAAACGAAGTCCTTTTTAAAGGCTATATAACCTCATATTCTTATTCATTCGAGCTCGGGGAACTTGATCGCGTTTCCGTGAATTGCGCGGACGATTTCTATTATCTCGCCCAGACATATCTCGCCGAATGGAATGTCACGGAACAACTTTCAAGCGATCGTGTAACCGATCTTTTGAACCTTCCCGAAGTTGACTTCCCAGCATTAGCGCGCAATATTTCGACCGGAACCGTAACCCTTGGAGGCGCCGCCGCTTGGACCGTCCCGAACGGAACTTCGGTCGCGAACTATGCCACGCAAATACAACAAGCCGAACAAGGCCGAATCTTTATAGACCGGAACGGAAACTTTACGTTTCAGCCGAGGCTCGGAAATACGCTCGCCGGCTCCGTTATAGATTTTCACGACGACGGAACGCCCGGAACCGCTGGTTATGACGCCGTAGGGATCGCCTTCGACGCGGATCAAGTCGTCAACCGCGCCTCCGTTCAACACTTGGGAGCTTCAAGTCCGCAAGTGGCCGAGGATCTCGCCTCGCAAGCCCAATATTTAATCCAGACGACATCGATCACGGGTTCGCTTTTACATAACGACGCGGCCGCTTTGACCCTCGCCGAATATCTTTTAGTCCCTAATCCGGAACCGCGATTCACGGAAGTTTCCGTTGGCTTCGTTTCCCTCACTAACGCCCAGCGCGACCTCGCCGCCGTCGTGGACATTGGCGACACGATCACCATTCAAAAGACAATTCAGCAAGGCTTGACGTCAACCGAATTCTCTCAAGAGCTCGCCGTTGAGGGCGTCCAGCACCAAATTAACGTCTTATCAGGCCATAGGGTTACGTTTTTTACTTCTCCGACAACGATCGTTTACGAACTGATTTTGGACTCGCTCCAATATGGCGAACTCGACGCTTTGAATGTTTTAGGATAGGAATTACTTATGGCCGCATATTGGACAACTTTCACAGCCGGGCAAGTTCTCACCGCCGCGCAAATGAACGGCGTCGTAGACAACTTTTCCGATATTGCAATTTTTAACGAAACCCAAGCCTCGGGAACCGAAGGCGGGACGTTCACTTCTGGCGCTTGGCAAAAACGGACGCTTAACACGACCCTCGTTAACAATATTACGGGGTGCAGTATCGCTTCCTCCGTTGTTACTTTGACCGCCGGAACTTACTATTTTTCGGGTCGCGCTCCAGCGTTTAACGTGCAAGGAAACCAAACTCGAATCCAAAACACGACGGCCGGAACAACCGTCCAACTCGGGACGACTATGTACGTAACGGGAAATAATACTTGTATTGCATTAGTTGAAGGCGTAGTAACGATTACAGGCTCAACGAATTTTGAACTTCAACATCGCTGCTCTTTTACTGTTGCGACTAACGGTTTTGGAGCCGCTCAAAGTTTCGGGGTTGGCGAATTGTATTCACAATTACAAATTAGGCGGATCGCGTAATGACTAAACCAACTAACGGAACCAATATTGGGAACGCGGTTCATGAACTAGCGCCGGGGACAACGTGGCGTCTTAATGAGCCGGGGAATATTGAAAATCTCGAATGGTTAGACGATCCAAAACTTCGTCCGACTAACGCGCAAATTGAAGCAAAATCAGCCGAATTAGACGCCGACCCAAATTATCCGCCTCCGCCGGCTTTTTAATGTTGTGGATTCTGGCGTCTTGGTTTCTCTTATCGGTGGGGGTTTCGGTTTACTCGGGATATTGCTCAATAAAATCATTAAAGAAAACCGAACCGATCACGGAATCGTCAGAGACTCTTTAAACCGAATCGAAACAAAAGTCGATCAACACTTGGAGGGCCACAAATGAAACCAAAAGACAAAGCGATGATCGCGTCCTATTTGCGATCGTTTATCGGAGCCGTTGCCGCGCTTTATATGTCGGGAATAACTGATCCAAAAGTTTTAGTTAATGCTGGAGTCGCCGCAATTATTCCGCCGGCTTTGCGCTGGTTAAATCCGAAAGACCCTTCGTTCGGCCGTGACAGTAGCCAAAGCTAAACAAGGCGTTCCGAACGCTCGCGATTACATCGGTAACGCGGACGGTCCTTCACCTAAACCGCGCGCGGGCATGGACGAATGGATTCGTCAAGCGATTCACCATTCGAACGGCGCGCTTTTCAATAATGGCTCATACGGTTTAAGAGACATGAAAGGAAAGCCAGGTTCTTTGAGTGTTCACGCGACCGGCCGCGCGGTCGATCTTTCTTATCGCAAATCAACAAAGAATCCGAACGCGAATCGTAAAGACGCGCTCGCGTTTATCAATAAAGTTTTACAACACGCGAACGAGCTCGGCGTTCAAGCCGTCCTCGATTATTTCCCCAAGGCTCACGGCGCCGGCTGGAGGTGTGATCGCCAGTCTTGGGAGAAATACACGAAACCCACGATCTCGGGAGCGCCGGGCGGAGACTGGTTCCACGTTGAGATATCTCCGCAAGCGGCCGATTCCGTTATTTGGGTAAAAGCCGCGTTTTTAAAGGTTTTTGGAGAAATCCCCCAAAACTAAACACGCC